TACCATTTATAGATTTCTCTATAGTGTTCGGGAAGCTCTTGATAAAGAGCTACAACGTCATCAACTTTCTTGTAATAATCAATGTAGACATTGTTGCCTTGCATTGAATCAGGAATAATCCTGTCGAAGACCAATTTATCTGAATGAACAGTATAATAGATAGGCTGAGAAATTGTCGGTCTCGACCAGACCCGTGTCCCTGCTGGGATGTCTCTTGTTATTCCAGTTACTCCAAGTAACTGATTCGTTGTTAAGTCTACAGAGGTGTAAGCAATCTGCATAATTGTCTGTGTATAATCGGTAGTCGCAACATAAGCCACACCAGAGGCTGTGTTGGGGAAATCTCCTACGCTGTCTAATGTAATTGAAACTGCACCAGTCAAAGCAATTGCTTGAGTGGTTCCTCCCATAACTGAGAAAGCAATTTGGTTCCAGCTTCTCTTATCAATGTATTTCAAGTTAAACGGAGTAAGCACGTTACCAATCATAAATCGGCAGGCTAGGACAGAGCGGTCCGTTTCGTCAAAATCAATGTCGTCTGGTAGGTCCACACTATTTGTTCCAGCGAGGATTTTGATTGGATACTCGAACTCTTGCTGCCAAGCGTGTCGGATACCGTAAAGCTTTCCTTGAACATACTTACGGGCGTCATCCACAGCGGATATTAAGAAAGTGGTATTTATCTTTGGGTCATCTTCAGAAATACCCATCGCTTTTAGAACAGGATAGATAACAGTAGCGACAGAGTTTGCTGGGTAAGAAGAAACAGAGATAGGGGATGAAAAATCTGATAGAGCTCCAGTCAAAGAGTTCTTCCACTGGACTTTATAGTAGTCGGTAGTAAGACCGGTAGCATCAAGAATTACTGTAGACTGTTGAGTAGTAAAGATTGTTTGGGTAGCTAGAGTCGCATATACACCGTCAATTGTCGCTGATTTAGAGATAACAATTTGGTCATACTGGAGCTGACTAACAATATCTCCACGGTTATGAGCCATTAAGGTCGCTAAAGTGACGAAAGACAGGGTAGTATGAGAGGCAGAGGTTACAATTTCACAGTTCTCGGCACCAATAGATGAGAGTAAAAGTAAGATTGAACCAGCCGTAAAATCTGTAGAGTTGTCAACAGGAACAGCAAGGACCCCGGCAGCGATATTACTACTCATATAAGTTGAGCATTTAATATCCAATTGATTCGGGATATCAATGGTGTTCCCTATATTATGTTTTATCGTTATTTGAGGGGTCATTTGATTTTTTGGGTAAATTATTGTTAAACTATACTATAATTCTACAACTTATTTCTTTAAAAAGAAAGCGTAGACAGCGGATGCTGCACCTAGAACAGCGATAATTGTCTGCCAATATGAAGTATCTCTTAGCCAGACGTAAAGACCGGCGATTAAAATTGACAAAAGGATAGTTACTGTTTTAGTAGCCCAACCTTTAGTTCCAAACTTAGCTTTTAAAGACTCGATAGCGAGAGACAATGCTGCACCAACGATAGATATTGCGATTAAATCATTTATTTCCAAATTAGTCATTTGATACTGACACTAAATCCTTAAAATAAGGACTTAATCGTTTCTCTTCCGCTCTCTTCTTAGGATGATGAGCGTGGCATAATGTAATACCATTATTAACTTGATAACGTAATTCTGGATGTGACTGCCATCCTAGAATATGATGTGCTTCTAAACGACCTTTACAATCTTTATTGTTGATTTTGCATTTCCAACAATCACGATTTTTTACTTCTAACATCCAGTATTTGTATTTTGTATCATACATCTTTAACCTATCTTTCTTTAATTTAGTTCTATCAGAAATCCATCTAGCTGACTTATTTCCAAATTTATCTTTAAAATAACAGTTTCTTTTTTGTCTTTCAGATATCTCCTTTCTTTTTTCTAAATCCGAATATACAATTTTATTTGCTAACCCTATTTTTATAGCTGTTTCTTTTGTATGACGAAACCCTTTTTTAGATTTTTTTATTTTATCAATATGTTCTTTCTTTAATTTTTTACCAATTAGGTAATTAGAGTGACATCTATGAGAGCAAAAAGAAGCTCTTAAAATCCTTGATTTAGGAATGTAAAAACAAGTTTCACAAGAAATACATTTTTTTGTTAATCCATTTTTAATCATTTTATAAATTAAGGATATAATTCTAATAATTTTTCCTTAGTAATTGGACCAAAATTACCAAGAGCAGGAACGATATTATATCGTTTCTGAAACTCAATGCACGCTTTACGAGTTACTGGTCCCCAGCTCTCCACTTCACCAGTGTTTGCTGGAAACAAGTTCTCAAACTTAAAACATTTTTGAGCTGAAATAATTGAGCCATCGAAATGTGGCTTCTCTGGAATAACACCCATCTCGGCATAGGTCTTGAAATTTAGAATATAGTTTGGCTTCCAATAAGTTCTTGCAAGTAAGAATGATTCAGGGACAGTTCTGTATTGATGACCGTCTTCACAAGCGGAATCATCAATAACTAAACATTTGCGACCCTGGTCGTCTAAGGTGTAATCAATAGCCACAACTCGGTGCCCACTGGTCCATTCTGATTCTGGTAGCAATTCTTTGACCATTGAAGTATAGAACCATTCACCCTTACCAAAACGAACAGTGAGTCCAACACCCTTGCCGGTATTCTCAATCGTAGAGGCAATAGTATCAATATCCAAATCCATTGTGATTCTCTTCGCTCCAAAGATTTTTGAAACATCATCAGAATAAGAAAGCTTTTTAACTTTCATCATCTGTAAATCATTCATAGACTGTGATGGGGAAAGAACTTCTAAGACAGCTCCACGATTGGTCGCTCTGATTAAATCTTCAAAAGTAGAACCACTGATTGCAGTATTATCTCTTAATTGGTAATCATCATTGCAAGAGAAAACAATAAATTCTCCATACTTCTGCTCGGCAATAATACCTCTTTCTTTCTCAAGTGACTGCATAACGCAAGAGCCAGAACCGTCTTGCATACGCTTTGGGAATGTTCGGTATTTATCTTTCTTGGTCCAGACAACTGGGGATATAGCAGCAACGAGTTCGCTCTGAACATAGTCCTCGTCTTTTTTATCTTGAGGTCTAGTATCGAAGTGAGCTCCAGTATTAAAATTTATTTTTTTTCTCCAGAACATAATTATAATTCGGCTAATCTTTTTGCTAATAATTCTCTGTCTGCCTCTTTGTGCGAGTAAGCTAATTCGTAAACTTTGTCCCACTGATTGCCACCTTCTTTTGCAAAATGATAATGTTTTACCACTGCCTTATCTGCTCGTTTAAAGATTCCTAGTTTTTTCATCTTAGCAAATAGGAGATTGTCGCAACCGCAATGCCAGAATCCGGTATCAAATATCTCACCTATCTTTTCTACGATATCTCTACGAATCATAAAGTGTTCGTTAATGTTTCCTTCGTCTGGGTAAAGTAATCCGGTGTTGAAAGCAACGTAACCATCTTGTCCAACAGCTAGGGCTTCATTGATTGAATCAGGAGTGAACTCGGTATCGTTAGAAGCGAAGACAATCCAGTCGCCAGTTGATTCTTCATAACCCTGTTTTAGAAGTAAAGGCACACCTTTTCGGTCTTCAAAGCTATCTTGCTTCACAATTATTTCAATTCTGTCTTGAGGGTAATTCAAAGCTTTTATTGAGTCCAAACATCTTTTTAAGCCTTCCTCCCTACCGAGGGTAGGAATTACGAAGCTCAATTTAGGCACTACAGCCTCTCGTTTTTTGTAAAAAACACCGTCTTGAACGTATTTAGGATTTGTCGGACAGAAAGCTATAGCTTTTTTCCAATGCTCTTCACTCTTATCTTTTTTACCTGTCCACCAGTAAGCGGTGTAAAGAAATTCGTGAGGAATGTTTTCGTAGTAAGGTTGGTGATTGGAATAGAATGGAAGTTCTGTAACGGTTAGAGCCGCTTCACAGTAAGCAATAGTTTGCTGGTGCATACCTCTTCCATAATAGTGTTCAGCAATTCTCATCATTGGTTCTCGGCGAGCCTCTTTCTCAAAAGACTTCAAATACCACATAAGCATATTATCAAAGTCACCCATAGAGCGGTAACAGTCGCCAATGTATAACATTGATTGAGAGGCTTCAGTTCCCCAGCGACCCATTGAAATATGGTTCTTAAATTCTTTAATCGCAGACTTATATCTTCCATAGTAAAGCATCTCCCTTGCAAAATAGTGGGAGTTTCGGTCATTGTCTGGATTGTTGAAACAATCAACAGCAAGACCTTTTAAATAACCAGTGCGGTTTGTTTTTTCGTTTTGAAAATGTTCCAGCTTGATAATGCTTTCATCAAGATAAATAAGTTTAGCTGGACCTTGTAATACTTCGTGGATAATACCCACCCACTTAATTTTTGTTCTATTATAAAATTTGCTCTGACGGAACTTGATAACTGGATTACCGAGAGGGTCGTGGTTAAAAACAAAGTTGTATTCAAACTGCTCATAACCCTCATCTATCATTTGGTTTATTTTATCTATATCTAGTTTGGTGTAAACCTCATCACAGTCCATCGTTGCAATCATATCATTTTCAGCAAAACTAACGCTGTAGTTTCTCGCTGAAGCGAAATCAAAAAGAGACTCACCTTCTCTAACGACAGGAGCCTCGCCATCTACTATAAATTTAGCATTGATTTTGTCTGCTAATTCTTTGTCTATTGTTATTCGAAATTTGTCACCAACAGCTTGAACTTTACAGCCCAGACTCTTAGCGACCTCCACTGAATTGTCAGTAGAACCGGTATCTAGTAAGCAGACCTCACCACCTCTTTCTTGAAACTCTTTTAGAGAACTCATCATTTTTGGAATGTGGTTCTCTTCATTTCTACAAATAAGAACTATGCTAAATTTTGGTTTATTCATTTTTTTGCGGATTATTATTAAATTAGTCCTCTTCAGACTCGTCTTCTTCTTCGTCTTCCTCTTCATATTCAGCTAATTCAGCCTCTTGCTTCTTAGCCTCTGCTTCTAACATCTTTTTATCACCAGACCTAAGAACTTTAATGAGGTTCCTATGTTCAGCACAAAAATCTTCCGTAGACATAGTAACAACGTCATCTTCGACCTCGTTCTTTTTCTTTTTCTCAACTTCTTTGTATAAATCTTTTATCGCCATATTATTATAATTATACTACTAATAAATTAAAATGTATATTACCCAGTTTATTAACCGAAAACTGGGAAACGGAGATAAGGAATCACCTCCTCTCATTTTTTACCAAAACAAAACGCATATCGGCTGGAATGAATCTATTCAAAGATTCTATCGTTTCCCCTAAAGTCATCTGACTATTTCGGGTGATAATGTTCCAAGCTTTATGCTCTAAGTCTGATACCCAAGAGATATTCCTTCTTGGTGTCAAATCATAGAATTGCTCCTTATTTCTACGGAAGCATTTTGGTAATCTATGGTGTTTTGTTCTCATTATCCCTCCTTATTGCACGGACATTGATATTTTCTGCCTCCTTGTTTGCGTTCAAACTTTGAACACTCTTTGAGGAAACTTCCGTCTCCGTCACAAACCTGAACCAAACCGTGAATGGCTTGGCAAGTTGGTGAGTTCTGACACAGTGAGCAAAGGCACATTGTGTTAGAATAATAAATCCCATTTTTTACTATAATACTCATATCCACCTCCTTGTAAAGAACTGGCAGTTTATAGTCTTGTGGGACTTTATTTTCTTGGTAGTCTTTCCTCTAATAAAGTTTCCATTCTTCCTTGCCAGCGTGCATCGGCTTCACCTTTAGTCTGACTTTCTTTAATGTGAGAATCTAGTTTTGATTCAACAGTGTGAGAGTGGTTCAAAGCTAATTTAATTGCTTCTTTTGTGGTAGTTTCATAGTTGTCCATCCTCTCTTTGAATACAGCATCAGTTGTTTCTGACTTCTCTTGAGGTCTTCGGAAATAAAGATAGACACCGAAAATGATTCCAATGAATGAAATAGCTTGCATTACTATTGAAATCTTTTCTTGTAGTGTCATTCTTATTTATTTCTTAATTTATAAAGGATTGTTCCTATTACTATTGCGACTAGAATGTAAAGGATTTTATCTGCCATAGTTTTATAGGGTTCGTGGATTAAGAAGAACGAAGTTTGTTCCATCGTAGACACATTTACAGAACATATTGGCTAGAATGTCGTTGTTAGCTAGTGCGGTTGATACTCCTTTTACAATAGTCTTTGCACCTAAAGCATTTACGTTTAATGAGGCGGCACCAGTATTAGCTGTATTAGCTTTGAACATTATTTCCATACCAACAACATAAGCAGCTGGAGCTGGGTCTAGGGTAATTACATAAGTATCAGAACCTTGAGCATCAGCAGCGTAGTTTATAGAAACACTAGCTGTTAATCCCGTTCCTATTAAACCTAATCTACTTACATAACTATTTGTCGTATCTCTAACATAAAATTGACCCAAGGTGTCAAAATAAGTAATACTTGAATTAAAATCTGCAGAAATTGATGAAAATGCAGTCCCATTGGTAAGTTGGAAACCAGCCGAACCAGTGGCAGTTGTTGTATTTACAATAGCATCACCAACCTTTAAGACAAAAGTTCCAGAAAGATTTGGAAACGTGAAGGTTTTTGTAGAGGAGGCGATGAGAGAAAGGTCTAAAATAGCACCTATTCCCGCAACATTAAAAGCAGAATTTTGATATAAAGCGATATTCCCGTCTGAACCAGAACCAGATTTTGTTCCAGGAATTAATCTTAAACCACCACCATCAGAATCACCCCCAGTGGCAGAACCACCAAACATATAACTATCTCCGCCTCTTCCACTCGTTGCTCCACCAGCACCTCCTTGAACGACAGCAGAACCTCCAGCACCTGTGGCACCACCAGTTCCTCCTATTAAATATCCACCTCCTCCAGTTCCTGAACCAAAACCATTACCTCCTAAATTACGACTTATTCCACCAGCTTTATTACCACCAGTAGCGTGACCAGCTTGGAAATATGTATTACCACCAGTGTCGTCTGTTGAATCACCTGCTGTTATAACGAAGTCAGTTCCAACTCCAGCTTTGGAAGCTAAAGAGAAACCTGTATTAGTTGTTAAATCTGCAACTATAATTCCACTGTCTTGTATTATTTTCCCTGTAGTTCCATCATATCTTGCAATAGCATTATCAGTAGAAGACCCAGCATTGGTAACCGCATCAGCAGCTAAAGGACCGGTATAGCCTGTATAGCCGGTAGGACCAGTGGCTCCGATAGGACCAGTGTAGCCAGTTGGACCGGTTGGACCGGTGTAGCCAGTTTCTCCGATAGGACCAGTATAACCAGTTGGACCGATAGGACCTGTATCTCCAGTTGGACCTATAGGACCAGTGTAACCAGTGGCTCCAGTTGGACCAATTGGACCGGTATAGCCGGTAGGACCAGTTGGACCAATAGGACCAGTATATCCAGTATATCCAGTTGAGCCAGTTTCTCCTTTAGCACCCTGCATCGCCATAACAAGCATATCAGCGTGGTTCATTCCAGGTGTAGCAACGCCACTACTTCTCTTAAATCTTAATTTAACAGTATAAGTTCCGGCAGCAAGAATACCAGAGCGATGAGTAATAGCTCCGATACCTTGGTCGTTAGCACCAGAGAGGTATCTCTCATACATATCATAATCAACTCCGTTTATATTTACAGCAACACCAATAACTGATGCTGAAGCACCAGATTGTGTAGCGATTTCAAAAGAGGAAATAACAGCAATTTCAACGGCTTCTTCCAAAGTAATTGTAGTAGACATACCAGGGACATCCTCAAGAACAGCGGAGGTTGTAGATTGTGGAGTAGCTAGTTCAACATAGTTGCTCGGTAATCTTCCAGCGACAGCATCGGTTCCAGCAGGACCGGTTGGACCAGTATAACCTGTATAACCAGTATAACCTGTATCACCTGCTCCTTGAGGACCAGTATAACCAGTTGGACCAGTGGGACCGATAGGACCAGTGTAGCCAGTTTCACCCATAACTCCAGTGTAACCTGTAGAGCCGGTTGGACCTTGAGGACCAGTATAACCTGTAGCTCCAGTTGGACCGATAGGACCAGTAAATCCAGTAGGACCGATAGGACCAGTAGTTTTAGTATCAACCCAAGCGTTTGTGTCGGAATCCCATACCCAAATAGAATCAGTAGAACCAACCATCGCAAAATAACCATCAGCACCGATAGGGTAAGCTGTGGTTAGAGCGGCTGGGGTTGCGAACCAACCTAAATCGTAAGGGTCTCCAATTCTATTTGATAAGTATGCCATATTATAATTTTTTAATTAAACCGTGCTTTTGAAGTTCGACTAACATTCTTGGTAGTTTATCAACGACCAAATTTGTTTCAAAAACATTCTTTTTATTTACATCAATAATTTCTTCAAGACTCTTCGCAAGATTTGCAACTAAGTCTTCCACAATAGTTACGTTATTTTTACTTACTCGGACAACGTGGTCAACGACAGAATCTAGGGAGATAGCTTCGTCTTTAATAGCGGTAAATGTAGCCAACGCTGAAGAGACATCCTTCTCTAAGGATGCTTTTTGTGAAGTTAAGACTTCAACCAGTTTAGTTAGATTCATTATCTCTGTTTCAAGACAAGTTTTTCTAGCTTCTAGTTGAGCGACTTCTTTTGAGATTAGTGTGGGTAACTCTAACTCTTTCTTTTTTAATTCTTCTATTCTACCAATAACCTGATTCATTCTAGCTTCAGTATCAGAATATGATTCAGCTATTTCTTTGTTAGATTTCTCAAGTTTCTCTTTTGCAATCTGGAGATTAGAAATTTCCAGAAGAGCGGCATCTCTCCTCCCGGCGAATGTGGCAAGATAAGCTTTTTGTTCTGGTGTAATTTCTTCCATATATTTAGTATCTTAATGAATAATCTAATGCTCCGTTGAAAGTTCCACCAGTGACTACGAAGATAAGAGCCTCTCCCGGTTTACATTCGAATCGTGGAACACCATCCATACCCGGCTCATCCTGCTCGGTGATACCCTGTCCGGCATCAAGAACAAAAGTCGCCAAAGTTCGAGCTCCAGCCATAATCGTTAGATTACCAGCTCCAGCTAAGTCCCCGATGATTTCGTGAACGTAGATGTAAGCATCAGGCTGTGCTGCTACTATAGTTGTAGTTCCAATTGGAACAGCGAGAGCTAAAGGTATTTTTTTTGAGTGTGCATCTTGTAACATAATGTTTTTTTATTATTAAAATTGATAAATAGAGTAGTTACCCTACCCAGTCCTATATCCGATTTCTCAGATATAGGGTGAATAGATTAACCAAAGAATTAAACTGTAGTATTAACACCATAAGTATCAGTTTTTTGATGACACTCACGACATAAAGTTATTACATTATTCTTATCAAACCGAAGTTCTTTATGAATAGCGAACGACTTCAAATGGTGAACATTAAGGATAACTCTATCTCCTGCCTTTCGGCATCTTCCACAGAATTTACAAGTATAATTATCTCTTTTAAAAATTTCATTTCTAAAATTTTTCATTTCTACTGACCATCGAATCTTTAGATGTTCTGGAGTTATTCCTCCTTTCCATCTAGGATTATTTGGACCAGTAAAATTAAGATTCTTTTTACCTTTTAACCAAGAAACTGTTCCTGGTTTAATTTCTGTTTCTGGAGATAAGTGTTGTCCTGTTTTAATATGTGTCCTACCTGTGTTTGTGGTTCTTCCTAAAAGAACTTTATGAAGATGAAGTTTCATCTCCTCTGTCATTGGAACTCCTTTATTATGAGGAACTTTCCCTTTTTTAGCACAAGACAGTGAACAATATCTCATTGTCTCCCATTTTTTTCTACTAACATTTATTCTTTTTTCAAAGGACTTTCTACAATACTGACACATTTTTATGTTTTCCATCTAAGTAGTGTATCATATTTTAAACGATAGCACTACTTGACAGAGAACATTAAAAGTTATACAGTATTTCCATCTCCGTCGGACCACATCCAACCACGAAGGTCAGAAGCACCCATAACAGCAAGGGAGTTAAAGTTCAAGACCAAATCCTGGTTTCCTAGCAAGTCAACAACAGCAGGCTCTGCTCTTGTTGGTAAAGCCTCGATGTAAAGGAATCCGAAATCCTGATTCATCATCTTGGAATCGAACATACCCCACATTAAGCCATCCATAGCTAAGTTCTCGTATGGTGACAACTCTACAACTTTGAAAGTATCAGTAGCTGGAGCGTTGTTAAATACGTTAGTTTGCTGTGGAGCTAGACCTTTCTCGATAGTTCCTTTGATAGTCTTAGCATACTGTGCAGTAGTTGAACCACGGCGACATACTAAGGTATCTAGGTCTGAAATCAATGGATTTCCACGACCATCTTTCTTCTGTGAGTGCAGTCTTCGTGCAGCTAACAGGGCTGAATAAGTGAACTGAGGTGAATTTGTCGCACCGTCAACGATGACGTTTGACCAAGCAGCACCACCATCCTCACGAGGGTGAGCTTGTGACCAGTATTCAACTGCATCTGCACCAATGGTTGCAACCGGAGTAGGGGTTCCTACAGCGTTGATTGGGGTCCAGGTGAAAGAAGTATTGAATCCTTGTGCAAGTAAAGACTGAGCAAGATAGTTCTTAGCGTGCTCAATTGCGTTCTTACCTTCAATAACTTTAGCTTTAACAGAGCTTTTAATTTTAGCTGCTGCTGATTCGAACAAGAAGAAGTTAGTCTGGAAAGTAAGACGAACTTTCTTGGTAAAGTGCATTTGAACGTAGTTCTTTGAGTAACCTTGAATTGGGGCATCAGAAGCTCCGATACCACCATCTGGGATTATTTCAGCCATACCTAGTCCGGTGACTCCAACGTCAGTATAAATTCTTTCGTTGTTATCTACCTTATACATAAAGTCAAGATATTCAGCCTTGACTGTAGGTGAGACCTTGGGAGCAACGTGTTTCAAGACGTTGTTTACTATGACTGCATAATCATTTATTGTTCCTACCATATATTTGTTTTATTAGATTAGTTGATAAAATGATTATAGAGTTATGAATTTACCGATGATAAGTTTATCAGCGGCTGCTCCATAAGGTTCGACCTGAACAACAACACCAACAGCACTGGTAGTTCCAGTATTGTTAATAGTAGTTGAGTTTGCACCGATAATCATAGCCTGTCCGTTGTGGGCAGCGTCAGAGTTATTGGTAGTTGAGAAGATAAAAGTATCTTCACTTGCTGGCACGATATAAGAAACACGAGTCAAAGCATCAGCGGCTGCGATGGTCTGATTACAAACACCCAAGATAGTATCTCGAGTTGCACCAGAAGCGGCAGCTACAGCTTTACCAGCTGTCAAAACTAAGATTTCTCCTAGAGTAGTGACAGTTGAAGTATCCTTGTTAGCTTCACGCAATTGACGTGTATTCTTTATGGTGGCTTGTTTTACTGTTGCCATAAATATTTTGTTTGGATTATAGTAGCTACCTTAATCCGATAGGAGTTCAATAGCTTTTTCCTCTGAAAGACCAGTAGCGACTAATTCCTTTATAGAATTACTCATTTCTGGAGAATACTCTTGCTTTGCGATAGTTCCACCCGGGAACTGCATAGCATTAACTTTATTCTGAACGTCAGCACCTTTCAATACTCTTTCTTGAATAGTTTCTGATGCCTTAAACATAGACTCACGAGCTAGTTCTAGGACTGTCATCAATTCTTTACCACTCTTGTTTTGCCAATTGTAGTTTGAATCAACGAAATCAAAGAAAACTTCTCTTGTATCTTCATCTTTAAGTTCAGCGTGTCTATCAACAAATTTCTCTAGGGTTCCCTTAACTTCCCCGGCTTGGCGTTCTTTTCGGATTATCTCTTCGATATCCTCCTTAGTCGCCCCTCCTAGTTGTTTAAGTCGTTCTTTATCAGCTTTCAAAGTCTCATCTTCTACTTCTACCTTCTTTTCGGCTTCTACTCCACTCTTTTGATTGAGTGGGTTGATAAGCTTATCAGTTCCGTTCAGATTTTTTATTTGACTTTTGGTAGTCTGAATTTGTTCTGATATCTGTTGCTTCTGCTCATCAGTCTTGGCAAGCTTTCGCCTCTTCACTAGGTCCATTAGTTCAATACGCTTCTCGTAAGACTCGTCTGACTCAAATTTTCCTTTGTTAGGAATACGATAATCGTATTCGCCATCCTTCTTAGCTTCTACAACTGGAGGGTTGCTGGAGTCCTCCACCTTTGGAGCGTCTGGAGTTTCCTCTTTAGCTACCTCTGGCTTGACCTCTTCCTTTACAGGTTCAGGTGCTTTTCCGGCTTGAAGCGAAGCTATTGATTCGGCTAAACTTTTATCAAGTTCTGCTTCATCATTTGCCTCCGCTGCTATCTCTACCTTTTCTTCTGTGTTGTCCATATTTTATCCGCCCGTATCGTGGGTCGGTGACGATGGTTACTCCTTTAATTATATAATGAATAAAATAAACTTACAAGTTATCTATCCCCGAACTTACAGAATTTTACAATTCTGGATAGTTTCATCTTTAGGGTATCCAAGTTTACTGACCCCTCATTGATGAAAGAGATGGCGTGTTTCTGGAAATCTCCTTCTAGGGAGTTATTAAAATCACCGATAGTAGTTGAATACTTAATTGGTGCGATAATCAGATAAACTTCTTTATCTATTTCTTTATAAAAAAGAAAATTATCTTCTGGCTTAAAGACCTTATTGAATACTCCAATCAAATCCTCTCTATCAACAGGTTTTCCACAGTATTTCTCAAAACTGCTTGGAGCTTTACCTCCGAAGAAATAATCAGCTTCTGGAACTTCTTTACCAGATGTATTTTTAAAAATTGTTCTCTTTACTTCTTTCTCTTTTTTCTCTACTACTACTTTCTCTTTTTTAATTTCTTCCATATTTTATCCTACCCGTATCGTGGGTGGTGACGATGGTTATTTAATATCTACGTTTTTAAATGATTTGTAAAACTTATTTATATAGTCAGTCTGCTCTGGTTTTAATTGAGCTTTAACTTTGTCTATATATTCTCTAGTCAACTCTATCTTTGGGACACTCATATCTATCTTTGCAATCTTATACGCCTCTTCAATCAGAGCGAACTCAATTGGGTATGGATGCGTATAATTTATATTTATCTTCTGACCCTTCTTCATATCTTCGATTAATTCACACTGAAGTTGTCTACCGACCTCGACAACATTTATTCTATCCGACTCTACGAATGTGGCTTCAAGTGTATCAGAATTAACTCCTCCAATAAGCATTGAGGACATCTCATCTGCACTAACTTCAAATTCATCACCGCTTTTTGTGGTAATGAACTTCATTAGTTTTTTTGTTTTAGCTTCGTCAGAATAGCCAATCTGCACGGTGTAATCTTTTTGTTTTATTTCTTTAGGTTTCATTATTTTTGTTCGTGTAAAGCTCCATTTCTAATTGCTTCTAAATAGTCTACCATTCTACGAATCATTGTGCTTTCAGCATCAAGAGTAAGGGTGTTTACAATTGTTCCCCACTCACTCTTTCTATCTATCAATTCAGATTTATCTGTGCAATCTTTCATCAGTTCGATAATAGTTGCGGCGTGTTCACTTTGAGCTAGAGCTATTTTTTTTTGGTTTGCGGTTTGATTTTCCATTTTATTCTTGATATTGTTTTAATAATTCTTCAAATGATTTTACTATTTTTTCATAGGGGACTTTTTCTCCACCTATCAATCTCGACCCACCTGGTAAAATCCCAACGTATCTTTGAACATACCATTTACTAAAATTTTCTGGCGTTGATAAGTCAATTTTTTGACCATCATTAAGAGTGACTTTTGCTCTAGACCCTAAATAGTTAGATGCGTTTTGAATTACATTATCTAGTGACGTTGGTTGCAAATAATCATTACCAAGAGCGGTTATCGCTGTAGGCGTTATCCCCATTGATAAATTGTAATTATTTTTATCTACTCTTCCGCTAGACTCTTGCTGTTGAACTGCTTTAAGAAAATAAGGAGGAACATTAACTCCATACTTGGCACTTGTGGCTTTGCTCGCTTTTGTATACATATCTTCCGGCTCTGGTGCTACTGGTGGTGGGGTATACATACTAGAAATAGTAGACGGAGTTGTTGTCCTAACTGTTGGTGCTGGTTGTGGTTTATTAAAGAAATCTGATATTGGCATATACATATATTTTTTTTAACCTTGAGCGGCGGCTCTACCCATTGAAGCGTCTATCGCACTACCCATTGGGGATTGTGGTCGTGGAACTTCATTAGGATTCTGTGGTTGCATTGGGTCCATTCCATCTCCAGCCATTTGCTGACCCATTGGCATTGATTCTCCACCAGCTCCGGGAGCACCTCCACCAGCGAGAGCTTGCATAGCGGTATTTTTTGCATCTTGCTGCATTTGTTCTTCCTGCATTTTTTTCTGCATATCAGAAGGTTGTTTTCCGAGAATAGCATCATAGTCAGCTTTAGAAATATAATCATAAATATCTCCACCTTGAATATCAAGAAGTTTTTCCAGTGCCATAAGCTGTGAAGCAGCGGCTTCTGGGTCTTGATTTCTCATTGAGTAGATAAGAGTAATCTGATTTGTGATGACTGGGAACAAAGCCATAAAGGTTTGCTTCTGAATTTCAAGTGATGGTAGAAGCATTGAATCTGGGTCAATAATAAATTCAATGTAGTCAGAAATGTGACCGGTATTTTTCATCTCATCAAATAATCCCTTAGCTGAAATCTGGCGGGTATCAACATTATCCATAACTTCTCCCTCTGGAGTAAAGTCAAAGTTTAATCTTAAATTTTTAGAAGCAGCGACAGCGTGACCGGTAATTTCTCCAAGTTCATTTACGATTGGCTGTGATTCAACAAAATAATCAGGATTCTGTTTTGCAAATTCAGATAGTTGGTCTTCAGAATCAATCATAAAGATTTTATCAACAGAATATAATTGCTTCATCCAAGTGTTTGCGATGTGAGCATCAAGTTCAAGACCAGCGACCATAGAGTTCTTTGGAGGAGTAAGACGATTGTAAGCAGCTTCCTTTAAGATAACTGTAGAACCAAGTGTAGTCTCGGATTGTGTTCCGGCGACAATGTTATTCACACCAGTGTTTTCTTCAATTGCTTGTTTCTGCTTATCAGCATACATAATACCTTGCTGAACATTTCCAGAAGTCTTCACGACATCAATATCAGAACCAGGATGCTTAGGGTTTACAATGTTTGGTCCACGTTTATAAGAAGCTGTTCCGTTCTGGACTTGAGCTCCGAATAATAGAGGGAAGATTTCGGCTTCAACCTGCTGTGCATTTAGAGAGTTTATGTATGTAAAAATTGCAGTGTTACCTCTCATCATTTCGTATAGTCCAACTCCGTATGGGTCGTTCAAATCACGAACGAAACATCTTGTGGTAACTACAGAACCGTGAGAACCATCGTTAGGAAGTTCACCATCATAGATATTCATTTTTCCACATTGAACAATGTATCGGTTAGATAAATAGTTCTCGTAGTATCCAATAGTTACGCTGGTATGAGCTTTCTCATTGTTGTCATCTTTAGCTTCTTCAGAAACAGAACAGTATTCCAATTTCTTTTTATTCTTCTTTGCTTCAGGATACATTCTATAGAAGTCTTCCTTCGGCATATCTCTTTCATAATAGACTTCACCCCAAGACCAGCAGTCTCCGTGATTAAATCCAATACCGAGCCAAGTTCTTTTCACATCTAATGGCTCTCGGTAGATATCATCAAACATTATTTTCTCAACTCCATTTCTTTTTACAGAAACACGTCTTGGATAAACTCTCCAAGCTGCCCAGCCGTATGTAAATAAGTTTTGGTATGTAAGTCCAAGAGTATTCGCTCCGTTACCACCAGTCATAGACCAGCTTCTCTTCCATAGTTCGTATGAAGCTCTCGCATAGACTTTATCATCAGCAATAACTTGAGCATCTGGTAATTTTCCACCAAGAACGGAAGCAGCGATTAAAATTTTAGAAAAAGCAATTGGCTCTTGTGAAACAGGAACACCGGACCTATTCTGGTCACGGTCAGTAAGCTTCTGTGGGTAGACGTTTATGTCATACGCACCATTCGCCATCTTATTATAGAAAACCATTGAACCCCAGCCTGACTTTTCGTAAAGTTTCTGACCATAAGAAACACTTGTATTGATAAGATTGATTCCAATTTCAGTAGCGAGAGTATCGAAGCGTTCTCGATACTGACTCTTTTTCATTTCACGTTTCTTATCTGTTAGAAACTTGTAAGTATCGTTCTTCCCTGATTTTTGGGAAGTCATACCATC